ATGAAGAACTGCGGCAAGGCAGCGGCAAGTATCAGCGCATAAAGTCCGTAGATAAGGTTTTCTAGGTGTTTAAATTTGGCAGATCCTTCAGACAAACGCTCTTCAATACGCGAATACCTAAGCGCACACTCACGCTCATGGGCGTTCACTTCGTTTAGTGCTTTTTCGCCTGCGTCACTCACTTCTTCTTCTTTTTCGCCAGAGTCTTTTCAATTCGATCTGCTTGACCAGCGTGAAGTTTGGAAGCTCCACGAAGCTCCTTTATTAACTTCTTTTTCTGTGCATCACTGAGTTCAGCCATGTTAGCTCCTAAACGCTTATGTTGACTCTCTGGGTTGGCGCTAGTGGCTGCGCCTCTACCTTGTTGCCTTCTTTGGTGTAGACCGTGGGGATGATTGTCTCGACAGCTTCGCGCACAGTCTCACCTTCAGCACCAGTGCGTAGGCGCTCTTGCTTCTGGATTGCTATCTGCTTCCAGCTAACTTGAGCCGTGTCGCTAACTGATCCTATTTCCATAGGATGTCATCTGTCCTCAGACTTCCAGACGTTGAAAGCGAGGATATTCATTATCTTATACGCCTTCATCCCCCAATGGTTGACCGGCGCTGATGTTGTTGCACATACGACTGCTGACACCGCGATAACAGCGGTAACTACATTAAATACGTCGATTAAAAATCCCATCGTTATTCTCCTACTTCAACCCAAGATAAAGTGTCTTCATCCCACTGGTGGTATTTATTGTCCGTTGGGTAAGCCACAGGCGCATTCCAACAGCATGTGTCTTCGTCAAGAATCCAGCTTGGGTATGGTTTAGGCGCATAGAATGCATCACGCACCGAGTCATATGTAAAACCTACGCCAGCGTAGTTTTTACGCAAAGCCACGCCACCATCCGGCAATAGATCCTGACCCAGATGAACACCCCCGCGAGTGTTGTAAGAGGTCTGCACCCAGGTGCCTTCCTGACTGTCGATAAAATCTTGATCGGCAACAATCACCGTCTCAACAATGCCGTCAACAACCTTTGCAAAATGCGCCATATCTCGTCCTACGCCGTAGTGAACTGACCGCTACTGGTAAAGGTGTGGTAAGTAAAACCGCCGTCTGAAGTGATAGTGCCGCCAGTGCCTCGCTGCGCTCCTTCATATCTAATGATAGCTACGCCTGATCCACCATTCCCGCCTAATGCTCTGGGACTAGCACTCGGAGTGCCACCGCCACCACCACCGCTACCAGTGTTTGCTGTTCCGTTTGTCGCATTGGTGCCTACTACTGCTTGATTAGTATTACCCCCAGCGCCACCGCCGCCAGCCCCTCCAGCCGCTGGTGTGCCGGGTGTGGTGTAGCCGAATCTTTGTATATAGCCGCCACCACCGCCGCCGCCGTAGCGAGAACCATTCAACCATTGGTAGCCTATCCCGCCAGCCCCACCACCATTGGCTGTGTCATCAAGACCATTTGCTCCGTTGCCAGCAGTTCCTGCGCCGCCACCACCGTTGTAATGGGTGTTACCACTAGCACTTCCGCCATCACCACCGCTATAACCATTAAGATGGGATGCTCCGCTATAGCCATTAGTAGCGCCACCCGCACCACCACCGCCAGCTTGGCTACCTGATGATGATGATGGAGTCTCATTGCTGCCTCCACTTCCCGCTATACCCGAAAGAGAAACGTAAAAAGGATCGCCAGAAGAGCCTGTAGCCTTATAAACGTAACTCGACACCCCATAGTTAGCAGTGCCTTTATTAGTTTCTTGCGCCCCACCAGCACCGATAGTAATGGTGTAGTCTAATCCAGCCGTAGGATTCGTGATTTCTGCTGTAAGGTATTTGCCGGGGGCACCGCCACCACCTGCATATCCTCCGTCAGACCCCGCTCCACCGCCACCTATTACAAAAAACTGCACTATGTAAGGCTTTGCACTAGAGCCAACACCAAACCCGTTTACGTTATAACCGAAACCCGTCATCAACTACTCCTTATGCGTCGTTGGCTGCGTCAGTGGTGAAGAACAGCTTGATACCCAGCAAACGGGCATCGCCTGATTGGTTGTCTGCCGATACGTCCCGCATGATCTGAAAATATGTCATCGTATCAACAGCAGCGTTAGCTAATGTTACCGCACCAGATGTAGCCGATACGGTCATATCGTTGGACGTTCCGCTGAAGGCTTTCGCCGTGGCAACCACATTGGTGCCGAATGCGGTGTTAATACTCGCATCGTCAGCCATACAGCCCCCAGATAAACCCCAAGCCACTGTGCCTGTGTTGGTGCCTGTGACCGTCCAAAACGCTTGGAATGTCACTGTGCCTTCGTTCCAAGATTTAGGAAAACAAACGGTAAACTGCGCGTTCTCATCAGAGCTTGCATCAAAATCTAAGCATTTAAGTTCTGGGCCATTAGATAGCTCGACCTGCTCCAAGTCCGCACAACCTGCTGTCGAGTTTGGGTACATGGCAGCGGCAGGTACATAAATCGTTTCAATACCAGCTACCTTGGCTTTTGCCCCACCGACATCAAGCGCACCCGCTATCGTGACGTTGGTTGTTCCCGTTGGGATTTCCAGTACGTCAGCGTCAGCATCGTTTTTAATCGTGACATCGTTTGTGCTGCCTTGGCCTGTAAGGATCAAGCCCTCTGCTGCTGTGTAACCTATCGCGGCATTATCACCAGCGGCTGTGTCGCCATCAGCGTTTAACGTGCCAGCAGTAAGATCCCCAACAATATCTACATTAGTAGTGCCAGTAGGGATTGTCAGTACAGTCCCGTCTGCGTCATTCTTCAACGTGACATCTGACGTTGAGCCTTGCCCAGTTACAATGATCCCTTCTGCGGCGGTAAAGCCTAGCGCGGCAGCATCGCCAGCAGATGTATCGCCGGTTATGTTTGGCGTAGTCAGGGTCTTATTGGTAAGCGTTTGCGTACCAGCAATACCAACCAGTGTGTCTGTAGCGGCAGGTAGCGTAAGCGTTACGTTGCCAGAAAACGCACTGTGCGCTGGCGCTTGAAGCTGGGCGTAGTGAGCGTTAGAGCTTTCACAGTAAAACTTGATCGTAGACTGCGTACCGCCATTCTTGAGAGCGATGTCGCCTTGGCTAATTACAACGCCGTTAGATGAGCCACCAGCAACACCAAGGGTTCCAGCAATCGTTGCGTTTGTTGTGCCGGTTGGCACCTGTAGGACAGCGGCATCTGCATCGTTCTTGATCGTTACATCGTTGGTAGATCCTTGCCCCGTAAGGATAAGCCCCTCTGCGGCTGTATAACCTATAGCGGCGTTGTCACCAGCCGCTGTATCTCCAGTGGCCTCGACAGTTGATCCCGTTATTACGCCAGAAGCGGTTAGTGTCGCAACCGTTGTCGTACCCGTCAGATCAAGGTCAACAAGAGCATCAACTATCGCTGCGCCTGAACCCGCGCCATCAGAATAGACTGCTTTGGTCTGCCCAGTAGGGATTGTGATATTTGCGCCAGAGCCTTGGCTGATAATAATACTCTGTGAGCCGCTAGTTGCGTTTTCAATAAACCACAGCTTGCTGACTGTGTTTGGCCCTATCGTGATCGTACAAGTGCTATCGAGGGTGCCAGTGTATTTGAGGAACAGAGAGCGGCCCGGATCAGTAGAACCATCAGCTATCGTCGTGGTGTGGGTGTCTGCATTCGTCGTGATAGCTTCTGTGCCAAAACTAAACGCCTCAGCTATCAACTCCAAATTTGTATTCGTACTGGTGCCCCAGGTGCCTGCCTCATCGCCAGTAGATATCTCTTTTAGGCGCAGATCGTTAACATAAGTTGCCATTTACTTTCTCCGACTTTTAGTCTTGGACTTCTTCACAGAAGCCACATGCTTCTTGAGAGTCTCAGCTTGTTTCTTGTGCGTCTTAGAGGCTTTCTCTAATCCCTTAATAACCTTCTTCACTTTCTGAACCATCAAGGAACCTCTTTCCAGTTTGCTGTTTGACTTGTATCCACCAAGCTCCAGACATTGACGGCAGAAGTTTCCCCTGTTGCTGAAACTCCACTTACTGCTACCACTTTAGGTATTGAAACTACTACAGCACCAACCGATCCAGTCGCTTGCAAACCAGTTGGAATGATCGTTTGGCCCAGTCCGACAGTAACCGTACCAACGGCACCAGTACCTACAACACTCGGTATTACGACAGGGGTTGCTTGACCCCACGGGCCTTGCCCCCAAGTGCCTCTGCCCCAACCGGCTAGATCTGCCACATGTTACTCGCTATGCGATGCGGATGATGGCGTTAGACGCATCCGCTGTAGGAAATTGAATCGTGAAATCCCCATCAGTAGATTGCTTATCACCGCCAAACGCTAAAGAACAAACAGCTTTGTCTGACTGAGTATCATTGAAGATCAAGGCACCGTTTGCAGTGATGCTGCTAGAACTAAACGTGAGATCAGCAAAATCACAAAAGGCCGTTGTGCTTGATGTCGTTGGGGTAACGCTTGTTAACGCTGCTCCAGCGGCGGTATACCCTGTGCCGGATACCTCATTCGATGTTGTGTATGCGGTGGTGCTTGCATTCAGCGTTGCTGAGCTTGTGTACAAAGCCAGCTTAAACGTATTACCAGAGCTAGCGGTAAAGTTGTGTGTGCCAACAAGAATCTCTTGCTTAAACGATGTGCATAGCGCAGATGTGATACTCATGTGAGTCTCCGTATTATGTTTGCTAAATCAGGTTGCCCCTGAGCTTCAACTTCAGACGCCAAGGTTGCTCGATCACTTCTGATCGCTTCCCTAATGTAATATTCGATAACCTTTCTTATATCTTCCTGAAAGGACAACGCTTGCTCTGCAAGTAACGGATGACTGTTTTTACCCACGCTAACAATACGCTTTGTTGCAGCATCTGCCCAAAAATCAGGATCGTGTCCTTTGTTCTGTGTTGTGGCAACGATAACGTCACCAACATGCCCAACTGCTGTCATCTAGCAGACCTTACTTCACCTGAACGATAGCTGTCCGTTGTACTGTACCCCTCACCCAACGCCCTAAGATCAGACAAGGCCGAGTCGTATCGAGCTTGATAAAGTTGCATCAAGTCAGGTTCACCTTTCAAAAAAGTGTATGCCTCAACGAGGCTACCATATAGGAGTGTGTTTTCTGCATTGTCGCCCAACCAGCTTGTCCCAGTAGCAGATACTGTGATTGATTGCGGCTTGTAAAAATAGTGAAGCTCTACCGTAAAGTTTGCATTAGGGGTTGGGCCAACAATGAATGTTGTGTCATCAAAGATCGCATAATACTTAGGCACCCCTGTGCTGGATGCCGTTGGGTACGCTTGCCGTATAAAGTTGACATCCTTAAACGACAAGTACTCGTAACCACTGTTATCTACAGCCAGTGAGTAGGATGACAAGAAATCAGAAGGAGTCTCTAAGTAGGTGTTTGATTGTGACATCGTACCTGTGACGTTCTTTCTAAAGTTAGGCAACTGAACAGATTTGAGAATCCGCTCCTCTGCCTGCTTAATTATTGTGGGTAGATTTGTAACAAGCGTTGTCTCATCTGTCTCCAGATAGTCTTGTATCGCCGTCTTCAGGGTTGTAAATGTCCACGCCATTAGCTTGTCACCACTGTAACGACACCGACGTGCCCAGAACAATCCAAGCCAACTTGGCCCACTGGATTGAACGAAGACAATATACGGCTTTCATCTAGCCCTCTGTCGGGTCTTGGATTTCTCAATGCTCTAGGATCATCAACTCGAACCTTACCTAACTGCAACTGAGGTTGATCTGGATCAACAACATCCTTACCTACCAAAAATCCTGTGGGACGCTGGTTGACAATCTCAGGCACCAAGTCTTTTAGCGGATACCTAAACCCAGTTAGGTCGCAGTAACCAAAAGCGTACTTACCTTTAGTGTATGAACTCAAAACGAATACCCCCCAGGAGAGACATACAGTGACGCTTTATTGCGATCCGAGTCTGACGCAAGCGTCCACTGCTCTTCGTAGTCAGCCTTTAAGGCTTGCGCCCTAGCACTTGCTGATGGGTACTTCAGGCTCAATTGATACGCCAACCCGCTAACCAAGCAAGGCAAGAATCGAGCGGGAACATCTATGTTATTCGCCGCCGAGTTGCCAGCATCCTCCACACGTTCCATATAGTAATAGCCAAACTGATAGGTCTCTTGACCATCAGGTGTAGGCCATACATTGATTGTGATTGAGTCAACATTACGCTCGACGTAATACTGCAACGGCTTGCTTTGTGTGAGCTTGTTTGAAAGATTCGAGTACTGGCTTACAGAGATTCGAGTCATTGACTGATCAAACTGTGAATTTTGTTCGCCTGCATTTGTCCTGACAAAAGCTTCGATAATGTCTAGAACCTTGCCATCTAGCGTGTACTGATTGGTGCCAGCAGTGAGTGCTTGTGTAGCAAAGTCCACAGACCAAAGGTTCAACCCCCTGTTCTGCCATTCCAACATCATCAAATTCAGGCTACGTCTAGCGGTCTTATAATCATACCCACTGCGAAGCTCTAAGCCTGCTCGCTCAAATGCTTCTTCCATTGAATCGGAAAGATCTAGGTTGAATGTAAAAGTTCCGCTGGTAGCCATCTAGATCATTCTTCCGCGAGTTCTGAAAGTTTTAGCCCCATTATGGCCTCCTAGCTTTTAGCTTCTTTTTAGAAACGCGCTTCTTTTTTGCTGGCGCATTCTTAATCTGTTTGCCCGTTTGCGCTCGACTAATTGCCATCAGTCTCGACCAAACTTTTGTTTCTGTGATTTAGGTGGACTCTTAGTGCTACCACCCTTACCAGACCAAAACACCTTGTTTGCCCAGTATGCGGCTGATGTCTTGCCCTTCTTGATGTTCTTACCGTGACGGGCCTTGAAGCTTTTACGCGCTTCTGCTGAATAATTGTGACCCATCTTCTGATCACCAAACCGAATGATCTTCATCTTTTCGCCATCCCTAACAGCAACAACCGCCTTCTTAGACGGATGCTTTGGGGTACGCTTTGGTTTGTTCAGCCCACTAAGACCGACCTTTTTTAGCCGGTTCTTCTCTGCATCAGTCAAACTCATTTGCGATGCCTCGATGTCTTTTTAGCTATCTTCTTGGGCTGCTTTGAGTGCTGCTTTCCCTTCTTGGTGTCTTCTCGTTTCTTCTTGGAAGTGGCAGCGTACTCCTTGTCTGATAGAGCCTTTCTAGCCTTCTTCGGGAGATACCTTTCACCTGTCGCCTTTTTGCCTTGGGTAGAGGGTTTACCTGACTTAGTTCCCCACTCCTGCTTTGTCCATTTCTTCAAGGACTTCTGGGACTTTTTGAGAGGCATTAGTCTTTGTAGCCCCCGCCAGATTCCTTATAACGTTTCGCCAGCATCTGCGCTTTACGCGCAGACCACTGACCAGGCTTACCGCCTTTACCACTAGCCTTGATTGAGTTAAAGAGCCTCTTACGCAAAGCTGGCTTCGTATAGTTACCAGCTTCGTTTACGCGAGACTTGCTTTTCTTTTTCTCAGCCATATTAGAAGTGCTTCCTAACTTGCATGATGATGCTATACACATCACCACTAGAGTGCCCCACAGTGGTAAACAAGATGTCGCCGTTCACACCAGAACCTGCGTTATTGGGTATGCCTGTAAAATCAGACAGATCCAACGTGTCGGCCCAGTCGGCATTCAACTGCCAAGCAAGCACGTTAGTAGATGCATTAAAGAAGATCTTCACACCCATACCAATGGTAGAGTAATAGATCTTCTGAATGCTTACCTTCGTACAAGCAGCGCCTGTAACAGGATCGGAGGCAAGCGCAGATACGTCAATCTTAGTAACTGCACTCTCGCCACTGCCATCGCTCACATTAGTGAATCGAAAGATAGCTGTGTTGCCATCGTCCTGTATGGTTTGAGTTGCTACTGCATCAGCCATATCAAGCTCCTGTTACTGATCGGCAAATGCAGGCGCGGTTGTGCTCGTAACATTTCCGAAGATTTGATAGTTGGTAGTGTTCAAGCCAACGATGGTTACATCAAATCCGGCAGGCACGTTCAACTGTATGCTGCTGTTTGAGCTTCCGTTTGAAAACACAGAGCTAATCGCGTTATCGCTATCAAGGAACGTAACACCGCCTATGAAAAAGTTGGTGTTTCCTGGTGTAACTATGATTGCATCCGTTGCATCAGCAGCAGCGCCAGCATAAACAAACCTGAACACTGAACCGGCGATTGGCGCTGGAAGGGTGTAGGTGTTGTCTTGACCGCCATCTGGGACAAGTATGGTTCTGCCGCTATGAGTGGCATTAGTGATCGTTACGTTTCCATCAGCGAGGCTTACAGGGCCGTCACCAATAGTTGTTACTTCAGTAATCGCACCAGAGGTGCTGTCTTTGCTTACGGTTTTGAAGGTGCTTTCAGAGCGAACCGCACCAGTGAAAGTTGTAGTACCCATTGTAGTCTCCTGTCTGGGTTAGTCCAAAATGTTCCACGTGGAACAATCGGTCAGGAAAAATGGCGACCCCCCGTAAAGGAGGCCGCCAAGCTTCTCTAGCTTCTAGCTAGAACCTGGTGATCCGTAGATTCCAAGTGGGTCTGATACTCCAAAGGAGTAGCGTTCCCTGGCCTTGTATCTAACATTACCAGTATCAAAGTCACCGTCCATAGAAGTTTCAAGCGGAGTACGCTCGAACATCTTCATACCATTCGGTACATCGGTGATCAAGAAGAAAGCGTTGCTGTCAGTCAGGTAGTGATTGACGGCGTAACCTTCTGGGATCGCACCCATGTTACGGATGGCGTTGATGTCGTTATCAGCAGTGCCAACACGCTGAGTGGTTTCAAGCAGACGATCTGCTGTAAACATCAAAGCGGGTGGTACGATCAAACGACGAGGACGTGCTGCAATCAGTAGACCTCGCTCATCAGTGAAAGCAGCGATCTCAATGATTGCATTTTCCAAAGATGTTTCGTTCAAGTCAGCGCCAGTAGTTGGGCGGTTGGCATTGGTGCCACCGTTTACTAATGGGTGCGAGGCGTTGAACAGGGTTACACCATCTCCAGATTGGAAACTGGTGAAGCCATTGTTCAGTGAGTTCGCTGCTTTGACTTGCTTGGTGTAAGCCATAGCGCGAGACAGCGCCTTGGTATAACGAGCAGAAAGAGAATCGTAGAGATTATCTTCCATAGCTTCCTCGGTAATAGCGAAGCCCATCGAAATTGTCTCGTGATTATACCTGGCTGTGAAAGACTCTTGCGCTGAGTCATAGCTCGTTGCTGCACCTTCTGCCTTAACAGGAGCCGCTGCAAAGCCTGACAGCTTTACCTCTTCCTCAAACGAACGATCAGAGCTTTCTGTCTCATAAATGAGAGTGTGCTCGTCTTCGTATTTTTCGTACTCCAAACCAAACAGGGCGTTAAGCCCAGGCAGGAGTTCTTTAAGCATTTGCGCTCTTGAAATTGCCATTGCCTAATTCTCCTTATAC